TATACGTTTCACAGCTGTGAGACGAAAAATCCCAAGTGAAGCAACAGCTGCAACTGTAATGATACCGCCCTTAGCAAGTTTTGTAAGTGTAGTTTTTCCTGTTTCATGATTGTATTGTGTAAACATTGTTTTTACTCCTTTTTTAAATTATTTTCCCATCAAAAACTAGTGTTATTGTACCTGTACCATCTTTGTGTTTAGATACTAAAGCGCGACAATCTGAGCCCAATTCAATGCCCTCAACTGTGATACTGCGCTTTATCCTATCAACATTGATGATTGTTCCCATTAATGTTTTAATTCTCATGTTCCATCTCCTCAATCAACCAGTCAAGATTCTTACGGGCTTTCTTCAGGTCTTCAAGACCGTTTTTCTTCTGGAATCTCAGTTGATACTTCAAGGCATTTCCAAGATAAAAGCCTTTCAGCTGTTCTGGTGTCATGAAATTCCTTAAGGCATCGATAGATTCCATGCCAAATCTTCCTTGGTAGTGGCTTGGTTTGTTTACGTTGTCAATTATTTCTGGGTTCATTCCTTATCCTCCAAAAGTTCTGGGTTTTCGTAGATGTTTCCAATGATTTCATTTTCGTCAGTCTCTGACCACAGTTTGCTAGCTAATTGCTCGCAATCGTTCATAATCAACCAAGTGCCCTCAATCATGGTTACAACACCTGTGATTGTTTCATTTTCCGTTGTTGGCTGGGTTCGTACTTGTCTTACTACATCCCCCTCAAAGATTTCCTTACCGTTCTTGTCTTTGAGTCCTGTTGATTGCATGAGATGAAGGTCATTGTTTACTATCCAGTCACCAGCGACTGAATCCTCATCAATAATCCAAATGTTGCCACCACCAACCATAACTTCGTCTGGTTGATACATACGATTTAATGAGCCACCATCATACGCTCTAAATTTTGGTGCTTCCATTTTACAAATCCTCCTCTTTTACGAAAGTACCATTAATCCAACGGCCCTTGCGGTCTTTGATTTCTTGGTAAGCCAGTTCAAAACATTCTTCAAAGTCATAACCGAGAATATTGCTAATTGATTTTAGATATTCAACCGCGAATACTAAATCATAACAAAATATTCCATTGTATCTTCTATCGCTATACGATATAATTGTACAAATGTTTAAATTTAAGCCTCTAAAACATTTCATTACATCTACTTCTTCAACGGGATTTAATCCCTCAAAAATCTTATACACATCCTCTTGAATCAGCAAGGCCAGACCAACAATCACGACTGCACAATCTCCAATGCTGTCCTTGGTTAGCTTCTCATTCTTCTTGAGATAGCCTGCGCATAACTCACCGAACTCTTCACTTAATTTTAAAGACTGCTTATCCAGCCGTCCACCGTTTTCAAGGTCACGGTCAATAAACCATTGTTTTACTTTGTCTATTGTAGTCATCTGTTTCATTCCTCCTTATCTAAAATCCATGCAATATAGACACAAATCAGAGCAAGCATAATGGAATCCGCCAAATTCCCTCTCACTCCACCTAAGATGATAATTTCAAGTATCTTCCAGAGACAGTCCAATACAATAAAATGGACAAATTGGGTTAAGAAGAAGTTATACTTCCCATTAAATCGAACTTTCATAACATCACCTCATCCCCAACTTTCACTTTCTCGTACACGTCCTTCGTAACAACGAACACCCCGTAATCACGTATCGTAAGCGTGTATAACTTGCCATGCCGTCCTTTTTCAACGACCTTACCGAATATCTCACCACCTGCGTTATCTGCCTTATAGATAACCATCGGCTTCTTCTCTTCCAAATCTCGAATCCTGTCCATCTGCCAGATATTCAATCCCGCAGATAGCAGAATCCAGATAGATATGAATCGTTTCAATCTGTGACCTCATTTCTCAATTCAAAACCAATTCCATATAAGAGCAAATCATTTTGAAAGTCAACGAATGTTTCAATCATCTCAGCTTCTTGAAAGTCGTATTCCTCAACTTTACTTAAGAAATCATCAATATCATTTCTTTGTACACTTCCGTGGTCTGTCTTTGTATGTTCCACGGCTGATTCATAACCATCTACATCAATTGTGTAGCAGATTCTGCCACTTGAATAATCATATTTGTAATTTTTGATAATCACTATTTCATCTCCTTGCTCTTAATTTCTCTAGTGAGTCTATTTTTTAAAACATGACTTGTAAAATAAATACCGTCTGCATATGTATAATAATCAGCGGTTTCTTCAACCCATTGACTTCGTGTGTAAGGGTATCTGTTTGGTCGTTTCATGTTACCACCTCATATATAAATATTTCGTATCAATATCTTGTTCTAAAATACACTCTTTCAATGACTTCAAAACATCCAATGCACCGCTAACTGTTCCCCATCTATTTTCAGGTTCATACTGCACATACTTTTCAGGGTACCGTTCTAATTCAGAGATACCGCGTTGAATGTTATCTAAAACATCAGCGATGTTGTACGTAGTTTCTTGGTCAAAATCCCAATCCATAGCAATTCTAAACATCTTCCCGAGATTGTAGGTCGGAGAACTATATTTAGGTTCAGCGATACGAATATAATCTCCGTTTTCTATTTTCGCTAATATTTCCAAATCATAACTCATTATTCCATCTCCCCAATCTCAATCCCTGGGCAATCGAATACCCAGTCGAAATCCGCATCTTCTAGTTGTTTGCGGGTGTGGTGCAAGCGAAATTCTTCGCACTCTTCGAAATTGCTTAGCATCCACGTATGGCCAAATCTAAATGTCAAATATGTATTCTCTTCGGACATACCTTTCATCTTCACCAAATACCTTTTCTCTTCCTCGACCTCGTAGCCGTCAAGCCAAGCTCTAGCGAAAGTTTCTTCGTTCTTTTTGATCCATAATGTTAATTCAATGCCTTGGTTATTTGATTTCAAAAAACTTGGAGTCATAGCAAGATAAAGAGAACTTGTAAGATGTTCTTTACATACCTCAATCCAATCCGCCACAAACTGCGGAATCACTGGTTTATTCAACTCACGTCGAATCTTATCGGCATCTTTCAATTGATTACCAACCCATTCTCCCTCGAATTTGCCTTGCTCATAGCCTTCACGCCATTTTGCATGACTAAAATCTTGCTCAAATTCACCCATGATGGCCTTTAGCCAAACTTCACGATCATGCACTGGCAATTCTCGCAATCTTGCTAGTATATTCTTGACATAACGAGGCGCCTCGTCTGCGTGACCTGTTTCTGGTCCAATTAATTTGTAGATGAAGTTATCATCTATATCCACAATATCTCCACTCACAACTTTGATTTGCTTCCCTTTCCTTCCTAGAGCGTCTGCAAACAAACCAACTACATGTCCCTCAATAAAAACTTTATCTTCCTTCATCTTCCAACTCCTTAACTCACCTTGTGGCTTTCCAGATTTCCAAATTCTTGGCCATGGTTTACAAAATATGAACCAATCAGGATAGCGTCAGCTTCGTCGTCTTTGACGTTCAGGTCGAATTCATCAGACACCTTAGAAACTGCCTGCAGCTTCATTGACTTTTTACTTCGGTCCTTGTAACTAAACTTCCAGTACTTGCGCCAGGTCGACACGTTCACGAAGAACACATTGTCAGCAACCAACCGTCCAAGGATAATGCCTGTCACAATTCCGATGCTAATCATGGATTGTTGATTTGGTCCCATGACCGAATTCTTCTCGACCACAATCGATTCAAAATGGCAGTCGTACTTCTGGAGCGCTCTCGATTGAATCGCTCGCAATTCACTAGCCATGAAGCGCCCACGTTCAAAGAATGACTTGCTCTTATGTTTTAAGACACCACTCTGGACAAGGTCAGAGCCGTGAAATACGGCCCATCCTGTCGCAGTAGTTGAAATGTCTAACGATAATGTCAGAGATTTCATTGTAGTTCTCCCTTGATGCCACATAGGTCGAAGAGATTTCGTTTGTTGTTTTCGATGAACTCAAAGAACTTCTGAAGCTCGGCCAAGTGGCGCTTTTCTCTTTTGATCCCAAGGCTCGTATGATACTCTGTCGGAACTTTCGGTGTTGCCTTAATGTCTAGCCAATAGAGGGGCTCGAACACGTCGCCACTCGTGTCAAGAGAAGCGTCTGCGTCCGTATTTCTGAAATGCATCTGCATATCATATTCAATCTTGTTTGTAATCGTGATGTTTTTATCCACGATTTCGAGTGTGATAGTTGTTCCTGGTATATCGATTTTGTTTAGCATTTGTTTTTCTCCTGTTAAAAAAGTGTAGTTTGCAAAGGGTACACATCTTCAAATGGTACCCCAAGCCTTAGACAGTCTCGTTTGATGTCCATTGTAGAAATGACGTACTTGACGCCATTGTTTTTCTTGTCGTAGTGTGGGAAAGTGTACCCGTTTCGCAGTTTTACAAGAATGCCCGGCTTGTTGGTTTTTGAGTTGTTTCCAAAATGGAAACAGTTGGTTTTTGATTATTTTTCCCCTCTTAAAATGGCAACAATTCAATTATGATAAAATCTTCCTCAACTACTTTGACTTTATCAACATACGCATCCTGTAACTCTTCTTCTGTGTGATACATTGTTCTGTTTTCAACACTTTCATTCCAACGAATAAATCGAGGTTTGAGACCAGGCCATCCAGAACGACCAAACAAAGCAATACACTCGTCTTTATCTTGATGTATTGCAAATGTGATGCCATGAGGACAACCTGTGTCGTGAGTTTCTAGTATGTCTTTTACTTGTTTACTCATCAGATCACCTCCACACGCTGGCTCAAAGCTTTCGTTTTGCAGTATTCGCAATGGCCGCATGGCTTCGCTTTCTCTTCGCCTCGCTTGACCTTATCAAGATGCTTAATCAGCATAGACAGCTCAGTCAGCTCATAGCCAAGTTTCTCTTGGGTCTGAAAGACGATGGCCCTGGTATCAGGAGCAGATTCCTTAGTCACTGCGTATATAATAGGGGTGAACTCTTTGCCGTACTTTTCTTCTAGCATCTTCTTGTAAGCCGCCATCTGAAGAACATACCCCCAAGCTTCGAACCAGCGGACCTGAATATTTCGTCCGCTTGCTTCATCCTGAACCCAGACCATACTATCAATGTCAGATTTCGTGGTCTTAATATCCACGAAATACCCTTTTTCAACATTGAGGCAGTCAATCTTACCTTTGAATTCCACTCCTTCGATTTCGCCTGTGACAGCAACCTCTTTCTGACCGACATAAAACTCCATAAATTGCTTGTCGGCCTCCAGTCGCTCAATCATGCGCTGGCCGACCAAGAAGTCAGATTTTAACTGACCTTTGGTCTTTCCGGCTTTTGAAATCATGGCATCTGCGTTTTCATCCATAAATTTCTTATGTACTTCTGGACTTTCAAAATAGCTGTGGACCATGTTCCCGACCAAGAGAGCTGTGTTGTCTCTCTGGTCTTCCCATTCTCCTTCCAGCTCCGCTAACGCCCGTGCTTCGCACTCTCTAAATCGCTTATATTGCGAGATAGACCAGTAGCGACGTGCTGAAGCTGCTGAATAGTAGTCTTTACCAAGTAAATCCATTGTCATTCCATTTCCACCCTTTCAGCCTTGCTTGCCATTTCAGGCATTACTCGGACAATAATCCCTAACTCTTGAGAAATAGCCTTGAATTGCTCTTTGACTTGACGCATATTTTTTTCAGGGAAAATAATTTCCATATTTTGGTATCGATAACCATATTTTTTAGCCACATCATCAGAAGCCATATTTTGCGATTTTTGGCCTACTCCTTGTTCGTGGGCACTATTGCCCTCTGAACTCGTTTCAGGCTCAAATTCTGGCTGATTTTGGGTGTAGGATTGATTCTGAGTGTTTCGTTCTGCTTCCGCTTGAGCTTGTCTCATTTCAGCTACATCTGCGTGCAGGACATTGATAACATCCAAAACTGATTTACCTTCTTTGAGCATATCAACGTATTTTTGAGGAGCTAGATCATTATCCTCTGCAATGGCTGTCATTTCCTCGATACGCTTTTTAAGCTCTTCCTCCGCCTTGGCTTTGTCTGCCAGGTCTTTATCGTCTAAAATAGCTTGCAGGATATCCTCCAGCTTGGCGCCTCCTTCATAAAGTCGGATATAGACAACTGGGCCGAAGCCTGCCTTGGCAGCTGCTTCTGTTATCTGGATAAGTCCAGCTTCACGTTGTTGTTTCTTTTCTGCTTCTTCTGCGACCAAATCAGCGATCATTTTAGAGGTCGCTTGATTGATTCGCACATTGTCAGCCATGAAACACTTTTTCTTGCTAAAATCGTCAAAGTAAATAGCAAACAGCTTGATATCGAGATCAACTCCGCTATCTGCGATTGCAGATTCAAAAGCTTCTCTGACTGTTTCCTTGCGAGCTTCTGTCGCTCTCTCTTCAAATTCTTTAATCTGATTTTTGATGTCAGACTGCAAAGTTTTGATAGGGTCTAGTACAGCATTAACCCACGCTTTCACTTCGTCCAACGGATTAGAGTAGTCTTTTAGTTGGTTTTTGAGTTCTTGCTCAATCTGACGTTGCACTCGTCCCAATTCGTCTTTAACCTTGGTGTCATCTGACAAAGTTTCTTCTGTCACGATATAGCCAGCGTATTTCTTTTGATATGCTGCTAAAGCTTGTTCCAAAACCTCTTTTCCTTGGATTTCGATTTCAGCCGCTTTCAGGACAAATCCGACTTCTAAATCCGTCACTGGAACGAGTTCTAGGCTATCTGTTACATCTTTCAATTCTTCAGTCATTCTAGAAATCCTCCCCTTCTAGCATATCCATTTGGCCGGTTTCTGGCTCTTGGTCGATTACTTCGCCCGTTTCTTGATCAAAATCTGGAACTTCATCTGCTGGGTAGCTTGTATCTGTGGTCGTCAACTTCTGGTTGATAACCTCTTTTTTTGGTTCTTCAGTCACTTCTTCAGAAGCTCCAAGAATGCCGTCCAATGTTTCAGCAACTGGTTCTTGAGTCACATCTTTCATTTCTTTCTTGTTGGAAATTGTGCTGTCTTCGTTATCTGCCACAATTGCATCTTGCAATTCAGTTGAGAGCGGAGCGTAAGTTGAAAGCATGTGCTTTAATACAGTTTTACGAGCCATAGCATCAAAATCAGACTGCCATGGGCTATACTTGCTAGAAAATGATTGACTGTACTTCTTACCGTGAGCTTGAACTCGTTCCTTGGTCCAAAAGACAGTTTTTTCAAATCCGTTAGCTAATCGCATAAAGGCGAAGTACCCAACGACCTTTTCTTTTTCTTTTGGAATAGCAGTCATGTCCACTTCAAGATCTTCAGTCAGAGGGTTAAACCCTTTATACTGACTTTCGTAGATCTCTCCAGCGTTCAATCGTGTCACTTGTCCGCTTCGTTGTGCAAGCTGGATCAAGCCTTTATACCCCACTTGGAACTGCGCCTGGTTTTTATAAGGCACGATGTACGCATAACCAAGACTTGGTTCAATTGGCAAGTTAAGGACTGCGGCTTTCATAGCAGCGGTCATGATGCTTTCATTTGTAGCCTTAGCAAGTAGGTTGTTATTTGTTACGATGCTCAGCAGACTGGCCACGAATTGCTGACCATTGCCGTTTACCACCTCAGAAAATTTCTGTTTTACTGCTGGTGAGTTGAAAAATTGTTTGTGTGTTAGTTCGTTTGTCATTTTGTTCTTCTCCTTTTTCTTTTAGTAATTAAACATTGTCCCACAGTATCCAGCTTCCTCCAATGCTAATTGGTTCAAATAGTGTGACATATCGCTAATACTCATTTTTCTAACCATTTTCTCGGTTAGAAAGCCGCCATCAATTTCTTCTCTCATTGCCTCTCTAAGTTCTTGTTTCCATTTTTTGTAATATAATCGTTTTTTCATTTCTTTCTACCTTTCGTTTTCTTCAAATTCCAATTTTCACGTTTTATACGTCTATTTTCGTTTTACAATTTCAAAATAATATCCTGTTGGTCGTTGATGATTTCTCCGAGTTCTCGGCCGAGATGCATATACTCAGCTCGCCAGTTGTCGATTTCTGCGTGTAGTTCCTGGATCATATTTCATCACCTACATATCGATACTGACCGCATCCAATATACACATACTCGCTTGGGTCGAGTTCTTCTCGTGGTTCAGGCGGTTGCATCATATCCCTATCGTAATTAAACATGAGCATACACTTTCCCAAGTTCCAAGACTCGCTTCACATATCTAGCCTTGGATGTTAGCCCAAGATCCAGCAATTCGTTTTTTTCTTCATGGTTGGCCAAAAGCCACACACGGTTTTCAAGTTCAATTCTGGTCATCTTCCTTCTCCACTTCTTTATCTTCGTTGGTTTCAACTGTGATTTCCAGTCTTGTCATAGCTTCGTCTACTGACTTGCCGTCTAGGATATCCTTGAGCATGTGACTCATATCATGAAACGATTTAGCTTTGGCTCTGCTTTTTTCGCTATCAGGAACCAAACCGAGGTCTTGCATAAGTAGAAATGCTACGCTTGCGTCGTGCATTTCTTTCTGAAGTTGTTTTATTTTCTTGATTGTACGAATTGCTTTAAACATATTGTTCTCCTTTTTCGATTTGTTCTTTCTCTTTGTAGATTGCCAATTGTTGTTTCAGGTCATAGATTTCTTGCTTGCTGGCAAAGTGACTTTGCTGTTCTTTGATAAGATCATTCATAAGCTCTAACGCTACCTCTCGCCAGTCAAGGTTGACTGCTTTAAGAACTACTTCAAGTCTGAGTTTTAACTTAGTAAATAATTTCATTAAGCTACATCCTCCTCGTTAGATTGCTTGTTCATGCCTAGAATAATGTCATAGTACGAATGACCAGCAGGGATGACATATCCTGTCAGATCATCAACTTGAGAACCATCTGCCATGATGTTTACAATTCTTGGTTTCCATTGCTCTTTTTTATTTTTCATGTTATAATTTCCTTGAATAATTTTGTTGAGCGCCTGATTGCCGTCAGGTGCTTTTTTGTTTAGTCATACACAGTTACTGTATAGACTGTCTTACTTGTCCCATCGCTAGAATGTACGGCCGACTTCTCTACCGTTATATCTGTTGTATCATTAGCCATTTTGAAGAACAAATACAACAAACATTCTCGTAAAATTCTTAACTTTAAAGGGACACCTAGAAATCGTTCGAGTTCCTGTTCAATATTGTATTTTTTATCTACCATTTCCCATCCTAACTCGTATAAATTCCGCCATTTCTGGCAAAAGTTCTTAGTTCGTTCATCTTTCTTGTAAACTGGTAGTCACTTGTAATCAGCAACCGCTCTTTCAGCAAGCTAGATAGTCCGTAGTGATTAGCTTCAAACTGTTCTATAATCTGCTGACGCTCTTTAGTAGTCACTTGCTGAAATTGTTCTTCTTGACTGCGTGTCATTGCTAAATTTGAACGCATTAGTTTTCATGTTTCCTTTCGTCATTCTGTCAACGAGACTTTGCTCGTAAAGTCCCTTGAGGTGCTTACCCTCAAAATTAGTTGTAATAATTGTGTTCGTCCTATTTTCAAGTATTTGATACAGGACTTTTTGAACCCAACTATTGCCCTGCTTGATTTCATTACCCACACTCGATTCTTTCCCAATATCGTCCAGAATCAAGTAGTCCACTTCCTGCAGGAACTTAATCGTCTGCCTTTCGTCCCATTTAGAATCCTTGTATCTAAATGCATCCTTCATCCGTGAGAATAATTCAATAGTAGGCAAATACACGACCGAGCGCTTCATTTGGAACTTCTGGAAACTCTCGTTTAATGTCTTAGCAATACCAACTGCTAGATGACTCTTCCCAACACCAGGCGGTCCGCTGATGATCGTATTCCCCTCGTATTGCTCTTTCACATATTCAAGCGTTATTCGTCTAGCAAAATTGACTGCTTCCGAATCCTGCTCTGTGTGAATTTCAAAGTTCCCAATAGTGGCATTTTTTAAATCAGGCGGTATGATACTCTCTTTAGCAAATAAAGAGTAAGACCTTGTATTTCTGATTTGCGCCTCAGCTTGCGCCAGTTGCTCTCCTGCTTGGCTGTGGATTTTCTCCTGCGTACACTCAGGGCAATAGGTCAGCACGTTCTGAGTGCAAGGATTGACTGAGCGCCACATATACACACCTTCATGCTTCGGGCATTGGTCTCTTAATGTTTCGACCTGCAAGGCTCTAGCCTGTAGTTCTTTGCTTGATACTGCTCGCATAGCACCCCCTAAAATCCAAGCCGTGGATCAAATCCATCATCGGACAATCTCAAGCGACCGTTCGACTTACTATTTGACCGAGTAGGCTTCTGCCTATTCTCTACCAACTCAACCGTGACCAGACCTTTCTGCTTCCAATCTCTCAAGATACTTTCAAGATACTTGAAGTAAGGTTTACCATTGCCCACACATTCCTTGATTGCTAACTTGATAACCTCTTTACTATGGTCTTGCAAGAAATATTTCAAGTCCTCAATCTCAAACGGTGTTGGGTATCGTCCGAACTCTGAAAAAATCCAATCGTGAACAATTCCCAAGTCATTTTCTGCGGGTGCGTCCTCTATACTATATAGATTATTAGCACCAGCACCCTCTGGTTCACTCAGGTTGATTATATAAGGGTGGTTATTATCAGGTTGGTTAGACTTAATATTTTTAAGTTCTTGAACTAAAATTTCTTTAGTTCCCCCCTTAATATTTTTAAGTTCTTGAACTAAAATTTCTTTAGTTCTGATTTTCTGAGGATATAGCAAATTCGCCAATCTAACGCCCTGTCTTTTTTCTTTCAAAAGACCATGTTCTATCAGTTGCTTTTTTAATTTGATTACAACCGGCTCGCTTTTTTTTATCCACTTACCAATTTCTTCGTTAGTAGCTACAACGTACAGATATCCATCTTTATCAGTAAAATGTTGCTTATTTTTTCGAGATAATGAAACGCGATCGGTCAAAATACCATAAACCATAACAGCCAGCGGATCTAAATCTGAAAAATAATCATCTTCTAGCAGCCGATACGGGATTTTAAAGTATCTTTCGTGATTATCCATGTCTATCTCTGTAAAATATTGTTCATTCATACCTCTCCTAAACTATGATTTAATTCGTATTTTTTGCCTAAAAAAATAAAATCCTTTTCGACATTGTATAGTCGAGCAAGTTTGTCTAAAAGATCCATTGGAATTTTCGAACTATCATGCTCGTACTTCAACAGTGTTTGTTGATGAATATTAAGTTTGTCGGCAACTTCTTTTGCAGATAAATTATAATTTGTTCTTATTGCTCTCAATGTCATTTTTGGCACATTCCTACCTCCTTGTTTTTCTATTTGTTCCTCGCAATTCTGCTATAATGTAGTCAGAAAGGAGGTGATGTTATGGTTGATGATGTATTTTACAGTCGCAACAGAGCTATTCTAATTGATAAAATTAACGACACCATTCGCAATTCAGGTTTGACAGACGATGAAAAAGTGACTATCGTTAATCAATATCTTAAAAAGATGATTGCAAATCACGAAGTTGAGATACAAGCTCTGATGGAGCAAATTTCAAATCGTAATCTGTAATATCTTCTCTGAAGAGTTCAGCTAATGCTTTTACTCTGGGCTTCATGTCTTTACTAGGATTTGGAAAATCCTGCTTGATAAGTTGTAAATGTTTAATTACATCTTCGACCCTTTTCGTTGACGGAAGGGGTCTTATTGTTTTGTACGGATATTTTCTTGGTCTCATTTCATACCCTCGTCTTTCTTTCCAGCGCCCTGAGTTCTATCTCATGGCTGACTTGTCTAAATAGCTTCTCACACGCTATTTTAGCTTCTCTGTACGTTGTGTTCTCACTGATGAAGTAATCAGCAAGTTCGATGATTTTATCTTCCATGATTATCTCCAAAAATAGGTCTTAAGACCGATGTAGTTTCTTCAAAAATATTATATAGTTATGTTATCCTTTACAAGAAAGGAGCTGATGCAAATTGGCAAAATTTTTGAAGGGGACTGTGTCTCAGTAGAGTTTGGATTCATTTTGTAGGTTACCTTTTGCCTACCGCACCTGACTAGCAGGGTTCAATAGGGAAGCTAGATTTTTTCTCGGCGTCTTAGCTAGACGACCCAATATTTTTAAAATAGCTGACATTTTTTCTTAAAGTGTCGAAAAAACTAGTCTTCCAAATCGAGAATCAAATTCTATTTCAACTACAGTGCTGGGGGCGATACCAGCGAAGTGTTGTTGACTACTGCTATTAGTTTGAGCAGAACAATTTCCGTAGCGTACTTCAGATAGCAGCTGGAGTACGTTTTTTATTTGTCTACTGAACGAATATAGCCTTAGTTTCATTCCATTTCCTCTGATTGAGAAATCTTAGAATCTAGTTCATCTAACTTCTCAGCAATATATGTCACGGTCCTCAATATCTCATTGAGGGCTATTCTTTCTAATTCGTTCATCTTTCTACTCCTTATCTTTTTTATCACATCGGTACTTCACTATCTGACGGATAGTGAAAGATACAATCACAAATCCTGCTAGGATTATCAAGCCAGTTTCTTCACTCATTGCTTTTCACGGCAAATGATGGTACACTATCAAGTAGAGGTTGGGGCTTCTGCCCCTTTCTCTACTTTTTGTTTTGAAGCTTACGTTTGTGTTCTAAGATTTGTTTGTGCCACAGACGTGCTTCTCTGGTTAAGCCTAGTACCAAGATGACGGTTGCAGTGTCCTTGGTTGCTAGGCTTTTTATGATGTGTTCCATCATTTGCCTTACCTCCTTTTCCTTAAGCTTGATTATATTATACTACGATTTAAATCGTACGTCAATAACTTTTTCGAATTTTTTCGTAATTTTTTCGAATTTTTTATTTACAAAATCGAAAATAAACGGTATTATATAGTAAAGAAGATAGGAGGAAAAAACATGGCAAGAGGACGAGGAAAATTAACTCCTCAAGATAAAGAGGATATGAAAGTCTTTTCCGCAAATCTTAACTCAATTTTATCTGATAGAAATTGTAAACAAGCTGAGCTATCTCGAGCGACAGGAATACCACCTAGCACATTGACAGGGTATGTAAAAGGAACTTCTTTGCCAATCCCTGGCAATGTTCAAAAAATTGCAGATTTTTTTGGAGTACCTAAATCTGTATTAGACCCTAGATTTGTAACTAATAATTCTATGGTCGATGACTCTTCTTCTAATACTTCCTCTATCCAATCCATCTACGACCAACTAGCACCGACTAGACAAGGCAAAGTCCTAACGTTTGCCGAGAGACAACTAGACGAGCAGAAAAACGAAGAAGAAACGAAGATAAATGAAGTATCGGAGAAAGTTGTGCAACTCTATGGTTACGACTACTACGACCACGCTGCTTCTGCTGGTACTGGGCAGTATTTGAATGATGTACGAGTGGAGCGGATTGAGTTGCCAGTAGATGTAGATGCTGACTTTGTTATCCCAATCAAAGGGGACTCCATGGAGCCTGACTATCAAGACGGCGACCTAGTATTCATTCAGACTAGTGTGGATTTGAATAACGGAGTAATCGGAGTTTTCAACTATAATGGCGATGCATATATCAAGCAACTTGTTATTGATAAAGACCAAGCTTACCTACATAGTTTGAACCCAGCGTACAAAGATATGCCAATCACACCAGACACCGACTTCCGAATTATCGGCGAAGTTGTGGATTTATATCGGGAGGGATAACATGAATAACGAAAGTAGACCGATGGAAGTGATTAAGCACAACCTAGATTGTAAATGCCACAGACGAAGAGAATGGATTAAAGTCAATGATAAGTGGCATGCTATCGAATTTTCAGTGGATGATCCAAATGATCCACCTATGACAGAGGAAGAGAAAGCCAACGTGGCCTTAATTATTCAACAACACTTATCGAAAGAATAAAACCAACTGTTTATAAAATGGAAATAGTTGCAAACAAAAAAAGCCCCACGCTCTCAAACTTTGGCGAGTCTGAGCGTGAGGCTAGCAATTACAAGAAAAACTTTTCAAAAGATATTACCTTTTGAGATGTTTTCTTGTACCCATTTTATCATTTTTTAGGAAATTTTGAAAGAGGTACTACTATGATAACAACAAATAAAGTCGCAATCTATGTTAGGGTGTCTACCACATCTCAGGCAGAAGAGGGCTACTCTATCGAGGAGCAAAAAGCTAAGCTCTCTAGCTACTGCGATATTAAAGACTGGAACGTCTACAAGATATACACTGATGGAGGTTTCTCAGGTTCCAATACTGACAGGCCAGCACTCGAGGGACTTATCAAAGACGCTAAAAAAAGAAAGTTTGACACAGTCCTAGTCTATAAGCTGGACCGTCTTAGCCGTAGTCAAAAAGACACCCTTTATCTGATTGAAGATATTTTCATAAAGAATAATATAGCCTTTCTGAGCTTGCAGGAGAATTTTGACACCTCTACTCCTTTTGGAAAGGCTATGATTGGGCTCTTGAGTGTCTTTGCCCAGCTAGAAAGGGAGCAAATTAAGGAACGTATGCAACTTGGGAAAATAGGACGTGCCAAGGCTGGAAAATCCATGATGTGGGCTAAAACATCCTATGGATACGACTACCACAGAGAGACTGGAACCATTACTATAAATCCAGCTCAGGCTCTGGCTGTTAAATTTATCTTTGAAAGTTATCTAAGAGGGAGATCCATTACTAAACTGAGAGATGATCTAAATGAGAAATACCCAAAACATGTGCCTTGGAGTTATCGGGCGGTCAGGACCATACTAGATAACCCTGTCTATTGTGGTTTCAATCAGTATAAGGGAGAAATTTATCCAGGTAATCATGAGCCGATTATTTCAAAAGAGGAATATGATAAGACTCAATCTGAGCTAAAAATCAGACAAAGGACAGCAGCAGAGAATGTCAATCCTAGACCATTCCAAGCTAAGTACATTCTATCCGGTATCGCCCAATGTGGATATTGTGGCGCTCCTTTAAAAATTATGTTAGGCGTAAAGAGGAAAGATGGAAGCAGGTTAAAAAAATATGAATGCCATCAAAGACACCCACGAACGCTGAGAGGCGTTACTACATACAACGACAATAAAAAGTGTGACTCAGGATTTTACTACAAAGACAAGCTAGAGGCCTATGTGCTAGAAGAAATAAGCAAACTACAAGATGACGCTGATTTCCTGGACAAAATATTTTCAGGAGACAATGCTGAGACCATAGACCGTGAGAGCTATAAGAAACAAATAGAGGAGCTATCAAAGAAACTGAGCAGACTTAACGATTTATACATAGATGACCGCATTACCCTTGAAGAATTACAGAGCAAGTCAGCCGAATTTATAAGCATGAGGGCTACTCTTGAGACTGAACTGGAAAACGATCCAGCACTTAGAAAGAACAAAAGAAAGGCTGATATGAGGAAACTGCTAAACGCTGAGAAAGTCTTTTCAATGGGCTACGAAAGTCAAAAGGGGCTTGTTAGAGGGCTTATAAACAAGGTTAAGGTGACAGCTGAGGACATTATTATCAATTGGAAAATATAA